GTTGTCAATGGTATGTCAGATAGACTCTTTAAGGTAAAGGCTTACGCACAAGATGCAATGTCTCAAGCTAAAAGAAGTAAGTACCAAGATATGCTTGAATCTCAAATGGTTTCTAAAGACATTCTAACTACTATTAAAGAAAAATCAGGAGTTGATGCATTTATGATGGATCCTGAGAAATTACCTGAGACTGATGAGGAATTGTCTTTATATATGCAACTTAATTTTAAACCTGCTATTGAGATTGCAGAAGAAGAAGCTATCAATACTTTATTTGATTCAAATCATTACGAAGATATTCGTAAAAGAATAGATTATGATGTAACTGTAGTTGGTATTGGGGTAGCAAAACACGAATTTTTACAAGGAACAGGTGTTAAGATCTCATATGTTGACCCGGCTAATATTGTTTATAGTTACACTGAAGATCCATTTTTTAAAGATTGTTTCTATTGGGGAGAGATTAAAACTGTTCCAATTATTGAGTTAATGAAAATTGACCAATCTTTAACTAAAGAGGACTTACAAGAAGTTACCCAATATAGTCAGGCTTGGTATGATTATTTTAATGTTGCTCAGTTTTATGAAAACAGTATGTTTCATAGAGACACGTGTACATTATTATACTTTAACTACAAGACCACTAAAAAGGTAGTATATAAAAAGAAAAACTTAGAAGGTGGTGGTTCTCGTATAATTGAAAAAGATGATATGTTTAATCCTCCGGCTGAAAAAATGGAGGAAGGTAATTTTGAAAAAATAGAAAAAACAATTGATGTTTGGTATGAAGGTGTAATGGTAATGGGTACAAGTATGTTGCTACAATGGAGATTATCTGAAAATATGGTTCGTCCAAAGTCATCTAGTCAACACGCTTTACCAAACTATGTAGCTTGTGCGCCACGTATGTATAAAGGTGTTATCGAGTCTTTATGTCGTAGGATGATACCATTTGCTGACTTAATTCAAATAACTCATTTAAAATTACAACAAGTTATTGCACGTACAGTTCCTGATGGTGTATTTATAGATGCAGATGGACTAAGTGAGATTGATTTAGGTACAGGTAACGCATACAATCCTGAAGATGCTTTAAGGTTATACTTCCAAACAGGTAGTGTAATTGGTAGAAGTTTTACTCAAGATGGTGACTTTAATAATGCAAGAGTTCCTATTACTCAGTTAAACTCTAACTCAGGAGCAGCTAAGACTCAGATGCTTATTACAAATATGAATCATTATGTGGATATGATTAGGTCTGTAACAGGACTTAATGAAGCAAGAGACGGTTCTAATCCTGACCCTAACTCATTAGTTGGTCTACAGAAACTAGCAGCTTTAAACTCAAATACAGCAACAAGGCACATACTTGATGGGTCTTTGTATATTTATCGTTCATTAGCAGAGGCGTTAACTTATAGAATAGGGGATATTTTACAATATGCTGACTTTAAAGATGAGTTTGCTAATCAAATAGGTAAATACAATGTATCTATATTAGATGAGATTAAAGACCTTTATATTTATGACTTTGGTATATTCATAGAGATTTCTCCTGATGAAGAGCAAAAAGCACAACTTGAAGGTAACATTCAAATGGCATTATCTAAAGGAGATATTAATCTTGAGGATGCAATTGACATACGTGAGATAAGGAATATCAAACTTGCCAATCAGTTGTTGAAGATGAAAAGAATTAAGACTCAAGATCGTGAGGAGAAGATGGCAATGCAGAAACAAGCAATGATTGCTCAACAGCAATTAAAGTCTCAAGAGATGGCAGGACAAGTTGCAATGCAGACAATTGATATGGAAACAAAGTCTAAGATGCAGATAAAACAAGCTGAAATTGCCTTTGATATTCAAAAAATGCAAAAGGAAGCAGAGTTAAAATCTTTTTTAATGGCTGAAGAGTTTGGGTATAATCAACAGTTACGTGGAATGGAAGTTGATAATTTAACGCAAAGAGAGCAAAAGAAAGAAGATGCTAAGGCAAGTAGAATTAGTCAGCAAAATACAGAGCAATCTAAGTTAATTAATCAAAGAAAGAACAACCTTCCACCAATGAGTTTTGAAAGTAATGAAGATAGTTTGGATGGATTTGACTTATCTGAATTTTCGCCAAGATAAAAATATCAAATTTTTTATATATTTTTGTATAAATAAAATCAAATCAAATGGAATATAAAGTAAGATCATTAGACGTAATTGAACCAAAAAGTGTTCAAGAAGTAGAAACACAATTACTTGATAAACACGAACAGTCATTAAGTAATGTACAACAAGAGATACAGTTTGTTGAAAATAATGTACAAGAAAATGCACCTAATTTAAGTGCTGATTTAAAAGAAGAAGATGTTCTTTCATATATTGGGAAAAGATACAACAAGCAAATAAACTCATTTGATGAGTTAATGGCTGAACGTAAAGAAAGTGAAGATTTGCCTGAAGATGTTTCAGCTTATATGAAGTATAAGAAAGAAACAGGACGGGGATTCGATGACTTTGTTAAGTTAAAGAAAGATTTTGATTCAATGGACTCTGAACAACTTCTTAAAGATTATCTTATATCTACACAAGAAGGTCTTGATAGTAACGATATAGATACATTATTAGAAGATTACAGATTCGATGAAGATATTGACGATGAATTAACTATTAAAAAAGTTAAAATCGCCAAAAAGAAAGTTGTTGCTGAAGCTAAGAAATACTTCAACTCTCAGAAAGAGAAATACAAAATGCCCCTTGAGTCAAGTGAGGCATTCGTTTCCGATGATGAGAAGGAGATGTACCAAAGTTATAAGCAATATACCAAACAAGCAAAGACAATAGAAGAAGAGAACACACGTAAGCGTCAATGGTTTGACCAAAAGACAAATGATGTATTTGACAACGAGTTCAAAGGTTTTGAGTTTAATGTTAATAACAAAAAAGTTACGTTTGCTCCCGGTGATGCCTCTGAGTTAAAGAAGAACCAATCAACTCCACAAAACTTTATAAACAAGTTTTTAGATGAGCAAGGTTTAATGAAAGACGCTGCAGGTTATCATAGATCACTGTCAATAGCAATGAACCCTGACAAGTTTGCTAAGTTCTTTTATGAACAAGGATTGTCTGATGCCACTGAAGATGTTATGCGTAAAACCAAAAACATTAATATGTCAGAGCGAAGGGCACCTGAAGTTAGCAAGACTACAGATGGAATGCAGGTTAAAGCGATAAACCCTGACTCAGGACGAAATCTGAGGATTCGCAGTATAAAAAAGATTTAAAAACATTTAAAAACTTAAAAAAATGGCAAGTGCATTATTAAACAATCCTACCTACGCCCTGCAGCCTTCTGCAGAACAGGTGGCATTACAAACAAACTACATTACCAACTTTAACTTCTTGAATCAGTATCTACCTGATACTTATGAGAAAGAATTTGAGCGTTATGGTAACAGAACAATCGCATCTTTTCTACGTATGGTAGGAGCAGAGATGCCGTCTAACTCTGATCAAATTAAATGGGCAGAACAAGGACGTTTACACATCAAGTACACAAGTTGTACTTCAGCAGCAGCAGCAGGTTCTGCAACAGCAACCTTTACTGTAGCTGATGCCGGTGTAACTTACATAGCTATCCGTGTTGGACAGACTTTGATGATTCAAAACAATGCATCAGGTGTTTTCAACAAAGCTATTGTAACAGCAGTAGGTTCCGCAACAACTTTTACTTGTGCTTTTTACGAGACTGCAGGTCAATCTTTTGCAGTTTCTACAGCTTGTACTGTATTCATTTACGGTTCTGAGTTTAAAAAAGGAACTAACGGAATGGTTGGTTCTTTAGAGTCTGAAGATGATATCTACAGCAACAACCCTATTATCATTAAAGATAAGTATGCGGTTAATGGTTCTGATATGGCTCAAATTGGATGGGTTGAAGTAACTACTGAGAATGGTGCTACAGGATACTTGTGGTACTTAAAATCAGAGCACGAAACTCGTCTTCGTTTTGAAGATTATCTTGAGACTTCAATGATTGAAGCAGTTCCTGCTGCAGCTTCTTCCGGTGCTGCAGTTGCAGGATACATTGGATCTGAAGGTATTTTCTACGTAGTTAACCAACGTGGTAACGTATGGGGTGGTGGTACTCCAACAACCTTGTCTGATTGGGATTCTATCGTTTCTCGTTTGGATAAGCAAGGTGCTATCGAAGAAAACGTAGTATTTGTTAATCGTGGTCTTAGTTTCGATATTGACAATATGTTAGCTACATTGAATGGTTACGCTACAAGTGGAGCTGCCAATGCTGCTTCTTATGGTCTTTTCGATAACGATGTTGATATGGCGTTAAACTTAGGTTTCTCAGGTTTCCGTAGAGGTTATGACTTCTACAAAACTGATTGGAAATACTTGAACGATCCAACAATGCGTGGTGGTTTGAATACTACTGCTGCAACTGCAACAGGTACTATTACAGGTTTGATGGTTCCTGCAGGTTCTACCTCAGTTTACGATCAGATTATGGGCAAGAATGCTAAACGTCCTTTCTTACACGTTAGATATCGTGCTTCTGAAGCCGAAGATCGTAGGTACAAGACTTGGATTACAGGTTCTGCCGGTGGTGCTGCTACTAGCGACTTGGATGCAATGGAGGTTAACTTCCTTTCTGAGCGTTGTGTATGTACTCTAGGTGCAAATAACTTCGTATTATTCCGTTACGGATAGTCAAAGAAGGTCAATATGGAGGGTGTCTTTAAAGACACTCTCCTTTTTTAAATCAAATTAAATTAAATAAAATGGCAAAAGCTACAGGCAGTACAGATAAATTATATAAACTAAAGACGGGAAACCCTCTTTCTTACACATTAGCATCAAGGAATCACCCTCGTTTTCCACTAATGTGGTTTGATGAGAAGAATAACCAAAATCGTGCATTAAGGTATTCAGTAAACCAAAAGTCTCCTTTTGAGGATGAACAGGATGGGAATGCTATTATTGAACCGATTATTTTTGAAGATGGATTTTTAAGAGTACCAAGAACAAATCCTGTTTTACAACAGTTTTTACATTACCATCCATTGAATGGAAATATATTTATGGAGGTAGATAAAGAGAAAGATGCAAGTACAGAGGTTGAGGACTTGAATATAGAAGTAGATGCTCTAGTTGAAGCTCGTCAGCTTACACTTGACCAAATTGAGACATTAACAAGAGTTTTATTTGGAAAAGACCCATCAACAGTATCAACTGCTGAGTTAAGAAGGGACATTTTGGTGTATGCTAAGACAGACCCTAAAGGATTTTTGAATGTATTAAACGATCCTGAGTTGAGATTTCAAGCTAAAGTTCGTTTATTCTTTGAAAATAAATTATTAATATTAAGAAATTCAGAGAAAGAGGTGTGGTTTAATACCATTACTAATAAAAAGAAAATGTTGTCAGTTCCGTTTGGAGAAGACCCATACGATATGGTTGCCCACTTCTTGCAAAGCGATGAAGGATTGGACTCACTGAAGATGCTTGAATCATCTTTAGCCTAGTAGATTCTTGATTTTTGATTGATTAGTGATTAAAGAAGGGGGCACTTATTGTGTCCTCTTTTTTTTATGTATATTTGTAAAAAAAGAACTAATGATAAATGGAGTAAGAAATGCTGTTTTATCAGTACTTAATAAAAATAATTACGGATATATATCTCCTTCTGATTTCAATCTGTTTGCTACTAATTCACAAATGGAAATATATGAGGAATATTTTAGCAGTTATAATAAGGTTATCAATGCTGAAAATACTCGTGCATCAGGTGTAGATTATGCTGATATTGAACAACCAATTGCAGAAGTATTAGAATATTTTTTAAGAACAGATTATCTGTCAAAAATTTCTGCTAATAAATTCTCAATGCCAACACCAACTACTACAGGGTATAATGCATATATGTTATTGGACGTTAAATGTAAGCCTGTTATTCTTAAAACAGGTACAAATACAAGTGTAGTTTCCTTACAATTGGTTGATAGTACTGCATTATTTACTACATATGATATTGTTGCAGGAGATGTTGTAACTAATTTAACTACAGGGTTAGTATCTACAGTAGTGTCTGTAGTAAGTAACACAGTTTTATCATTAGATTCAAATATATTTTTAGCATCAGGCAATTCTTATGTTGTTATTTCTTCAGCTACCATTGTTCAAACAGAAAAAGTAAATAATTCAAAACTTGGGTTATTAGTTAATTCTAATTTAACTGTTCCAACAATTGAGTTTCCTGTTTATGGATTACAAGGAGAAGAACTTACTTTTTACCCAACAAGTATAAGTAATAAAGGACAAATATTGGCTACTTATTTTAGGTATCCAAAAGTTCCTAAATGGACTTATATATCATTGGCTAATGGTGAACCTGTATTTGACCAATCTCAACCTGATTATCAAGACTTTGAGTTGTCTACTGAAGATGAATATAAGTTAGTAACTAAAATTCTTGAGTATTGTGGTATGTCAATTAGAGAAATGGAAGTTACTCAATTTGGTATGGCTCAACAACAACACGAACAGCCTACATTTAGTATGCAACAATAAAACTTTTAAAGATGGCATATATATCACAATATGAATACTATGAAAATGGAGGTGTGGTCCCTGAAGATAAAAATTGGGGATCATACCAATATGTTAGTTTGACGGACATTGTTAATAACTTCTTATTAATGTACTCAGGAAACCATTCATTGGTTAATAATGAAGAGCGTTTCAAGGTATTGTTCCACGCTAAACGTGCAATACAAGAATTAAATTATGATGCATTTAAAGAGATTAAAATATTAGAGTTAACAGTCCCTGACAATTTAAGATACATATTACCATCTGATTACGTTAATTGGGTACGTGTATCTTTATATAAGAACGGATGGTTACGTCCATTGTCTGAGAATATTCAGACCCTATCATCAAAGGCTTATCTTCAAGACAATACAGGTAGGATTTTATTTGACCAAAATGGTAATGCACTTTCTCCTCAATATTCAGAGATAGACTATGATAGATTAACGCATATTAAAAAGAGCATATATCTTAATCAAGGAAGCCAATTTAATGGTCAACTTGGATGGAATTATGATGGTATGTGGTACTTTGATTATAATATAGGAACAGCTTATGGACTAAATACTGAGACAGCTAATTTTAATCCTACATTTAATATTGAAAGAAAGACAGGAGTTATTAATTTTGACTCGTCAATGGCAGGAGAATCTTGTATTCTTGAGTATATATCAGATGGTATGGAGCAAGGAGACAACTCTTTAATAACAGTGAATAAGTTATTTGAGGCGTATGTTTATGCAGCAGTTGAGTATGAGATATTGAGTTCTAAACTTGGTGTACAAGAATATATTATTGCTCGTTCTCGTAAAAAAAGAAAAGCATTGTTAAATAATGCAAAGATTAGAATCAGTAACATTCATCCCGGCAGACTCTTAATGAATATGAGAGGTATGGACAAGCAAATAAAATAAAATGGCAAATTTCACAAGGAACTTTATAGCAGGAAGGATGAATAAAGTTGTTGACCAACGTCTTCTTCCTGAAGGAGAGTATGTCGATGCTATGAATATTAGGATGGGTTCTACAGAGAACTCAGAGATTGGTGTTATTGAAAATACAAAAGGTAATCTCCCATTTACTTCACTAACATATATAGATGGAACACCATTAAGTGCAACTGCAAGATGTATTGGTGCTATTCAAGATAGTGCTAACGAGACTATATATTGGTTTGTTCACGATGATAATTTTAGTATTGGAGCTACAGGTAAACTTGATTTAATTGTTTCTTTTAACATACTTACAAACATACTAACGTACCACGTTATTAGTATTAATGATGGTAGTAATGTAGATACAACCTTAAATTTTAATCCAAGTTATCTTATTACAGGAGTTGACATTATTAATGGACTATTATTTTTTACAGATGATTACAATGCTCCAAGATTTATAAATGTATCAAGGAATTATGCTAATCCAATTGCCAACATAGACCAAACAAGTGCAGAGTCTTTACTTGTAATTAAAAAGCCACCTACTGAGTCTCCTTCTATTGAACCTATTGTAACAAGTGGTCAAGAGAATTATTTAGATACAAGATTTATTTGTTTTGCATACAGATACTTGTATATTGATGGCGAGTATAGTGCTACATCTCAGTGGTCTCAACCTTCATTTGTACCTAATCCTTTTAGTTTTAGTATAGAAAGTTATTTGAATGAAGGAATGACTAATTTTTGTAATTCAGTTATAATAACTTATGACTCAGGTGGTCCACTTGTAGTTGGCATTGACTTACTATTTAAACAATCTAATAACAATATTATTAAGGTTATTGAAAAATTAGATAAGTCAAATTTAGGTATACCAAATAATACTGCACGTAATTATACATTTACAAATAGCAAAATTTTTACCATATTAGCTGAAAGTGAATTGTTAAGACTATATGACAACGTGCCTAGATTTGCAAAGGCTCAAACAATTATGGGCAATAGGTTAATGTATGGTAACTATGTAGAAGGTTATAATTTAGTTGATGAGTTTGGAAGTCCTATTAAATTTGAATATACTACTGATTTAATATCTACTCCTATAGGAAATTCAGATATTATTGATGGATCAGTTTCAAGTGATTATACAATTGATATACCTACAAATATTGCAGATTCTGAAGTTACATTTGATTTAGCAGGGCAAGATTTAGTACAAGGAGCTTCTTTTAATTTAGAAGTAAGTATAACTCACTCTCAATTTACAGGTCAAACACCTTTTCCTACTGAAATTACAGATGTAATAGTATTAAACTTTGCATTCTTTTTATCTACATCATATACATCAGTATACGCATTAGCAACAAGTGTAGAATTTCAAAATGCTATAGGAACTGTTGCAAATATACAAACAGTTCCTAATTCTTGTACAGGAATAACATTTACTGATAGAGTAAATTGTTCTCTTCCTAATACTTTAGATGCATATATAAAAATTGCAAGTGGTATTAGTGCTGTTGGTCAACCTGTTACAATTATAACAAGTCCCGGAAGTAGTGTAATAGGACTTCAGTTTCCTGCAATGAAATATGTAGACAATATTACAACTCCAACTCAAACTTTTTATGAGTATTATAAAACATTATATGTAAATGCTACTTTTCAAAAAATAGCTAGTCCACAAAGTTTACATAGTAATCGTGACTATGAGATTGGTATAGTTTATATGGATGAGTTTAATAGAGCAACAACTGCTTTAGTTAGTCCAAATAATACTGAACACGTTCCTTGTGGATTTTCTTCTTATCAAAATTCTATACAAGTAACTATACCACCTACTCAATTACCTCCTGCTTGGGCAAAAAGATATAAGTTTGTTATTAAGCCTGATGAAGAAAATTATGAGACAATTTATTGTAGTATATATTTTCAAGACCCATTAACAAACAATGCATATCTTTTACTTGAGGGAGAAAATGCAAGAAAAACTGAGGTAGGTGATAGATTAATTGTAAAAGCTGATTCAAATGGAGCAACTTCTAGTTGTGTTTATACAACTGTGTTAGAGAAATCTGCTCAAACATCAAATTTTATTGAAATACCAAGTGAATTAGACCCTGCTGTTTTTATACCTATTCCTGCAGGAGTGTATATCAAAATAAATCCAAATAGTTTTACTGTTGTTCAGGATGAATTAGCTGTTATTGATCCCGGCAAAAAACTTGTAACTGCTTCAAGTCCTTTACTTCCTCCCGGAAATTATCCAACACTTCATTACCCAATGAATATATCTAGAACAGCAGGATTTGATCCATTAAATCCTACTTGGATATATTCTGATTATAGTATTCCATCAGGAAGTAGGATTATTATGAGTATAAAACAATGGAGAGTAGGAGTAGAATGTGGTTGTTATGAAAGATCAAGTACATTAGAAAAAACTATAATATCTTCTAGGAATTATGACAATATGTATGATTGGTGGGTAGGAGACAATATTGATCAAATTTTAAAAGATGCTATAGTAACTGCATCTTGTGGTCAGACTCCTTCTGTAAATACATTTATTCCCGGACTTCTTAGTCCAACTATACCTACAGCTTTAGGAACAAATTATTATCAGTTTTATAGAGACCCAACTACTAATGAGTTGGAATTAATGATTACAGGTACAGCAAGTTGTTGGGGAATTGGATTTGGAAATAGTCGTGCTTCTAATGTTGAAGCTAAATTCACGATATATCGTGCTGAAAATACTTTAATATTTGAAACAGAACCATCAGATGCTTTACCTGATGTATTTTTTGAAAATGAGATGTCATTTGCCATTACAAATGGTAATCATATGGGTAATATCCAAAACCAAAATATAGGTACGGCTACACCTGCAATTGTTGACACTAAGTTTTTTAATTGTTTTGCATTTGGAAATGGAGCAGAAAGTTATAAAATTCGTGACTCAATTATTGGTAGGTCTTTTAATTTTGGCAATAGAGTTACAAGTGTTTCTGCACAAGACTACAAAGCAACTGATAGATTCTCAGATATTACTTATAGTGGTGTATATAATGCTGAGTCAAATATAAATAAGCTAAATGAATTTAATCTAGGACTATTAAACTATAAAAACTTAGAGACATCATTTGGAGATATTTTTGTATTGGATGGTAGGCAAACTGATGTGCTTGTTTTACAAGAAGACAAGATATCATATGTATTATCGGGTAAGAATTTATTGTCAGATTCTGCAGGTGGTGGTGCGGTAACCTCCGTTCCTGAAGTATTAGGTACTCAAATTGCTCGTACTGAGAAGTATGGCATTAGTTTTAATCCTGAAAGTTATATCCAATGGGGATACGATAGATTTTTTACAGATGTAAAACGTGGTGTAGTTATTCAACTAAGAGGCGATTC